TCAATCAGGTTCGTGCTGGTCTGCTGGACGTTGAACAGATCACGGACCCGTGAGGACCTGTGTGCCCGCTCAACAATGGCGTCACGCTGCGGTGTACCGAACTGTGACGGCGTACCGGAAGGAAGCGTGGTGTACACGTCCTTCTGCTGCCACATGCTGCCAAGGTCGCCCTTGACGCCGAACGGAACGTGCATCGTGTGGCCATTCTGGCCACCGTTCAGGTACTTGAACTCATCGGAGTCCACGAATGCCTGACCGAGTGATGTCGTGATGGACTTTTCCTCCGTCTGGGTCTCAGGAGCGCTGGGGGCCTCTGTGGCCCAGTCCTGCATCTCCTTCTGGCCCTCAAGAGCCTCGATCTGGTCACGCAGTTCGCGTGCCTTGCCGAGGTTCTCACGGAAAGAGGTCAGATGCTTCGCATCGACCTGAATGTCGGGACCGCCCTCTTCGCGATTCGCCTCTGCGTGGGCAACGATTGCATCGTTGTCCGACAGGGTGTCGCGGAGAGCAGTCTTGAGTTCCCGAAGATGGGAATCAGATACTGCCATGATGGTTTCTCACTCTCGTGATAGACGAAATTATGTACCACGAGGTAAGCACCTCGCTGAGACAATCCTTACATGTGTCCGTGTGTAAGGGTGGAAGGGTCAATCAAGCGACGGCGTCGTCGTCATCAAAGTCATCGAAGTCGTCAGATGGGACCATCGCTAACGGATCGAAGATCGTTTGTCCAGCGTAAGTGACACGGCTCGGCCACGCCAGCCGCTTCAAATGATTAGCGATTCCCTCCAACGCTCCACCTGCGATCCCTGGGGGTACGGACCCCAAGTCGACATGGTTTGGCTCGGACGGGTCATCTAGCGAAAGGACAATAGTGATAACGGGGAAGTCCCTCGCCTGGGGAATGTCGTCATCGAACTCGACTTGGAGTTCAGGCTCGGTAGTAGTCTCCGCGGAAGATGGCCTCGCCCCGTGAGATTGGGATGAGTTCGACATCGAAATTTCCATCTCCTTCTTCGTAGGACACGACCGCCATTCCTTGCTGCCAGTCTTCCACAGCGTTCACGGGTCGACCGTGAGGATCCGTAGATCCCTTTGTTGAAGGCACAGCGCCGTCTGTCCGGCACAGGCACCCAGGGGAAGCAGCCAGGCTGCGTTTAGCCCCTTCAAATGTCCGCCTGGTCTTATGCTGAAGTTCGATGCGGTGGATGTGCCCGTGGATGACACTCGTCCGCTCATCATCCACCACAGCGGCAACCGTTGAACCCCTGCTCCTCGTCGTGTGCCCGTGGATGCACGCCAGGTTCTGGTTGATCCAATAAATGCCCGCCGGGTAACCGCCGACGTACTCGACGTTCAAATGATCCTCGTTGAGGCGTAACAGGAACGGCACCGACATCACGGGCCAATCCTCTGGGACTTCAGCCCGCTTCAGATGCAGGGCGGCAGCCGTGTTCGTGGTCACAGCCTTCTGTAATCGGCGGTCGTGATTGCCTTCAAGCAAAATAATGTCTGCATCCGGAGCGATCTGCCGCTGCTGACACAAGAACTTATGCCCCCTGTCTACGCCCGCTTGAGACGTTTTGGCAAACGCTGGCTCCATCTCGAACTTGCCGAACTCAGCAAAGTCTAAGAAATCCCCCAGGTTTACGATCAGGTCGGCGTCCACGTCGGCGAGGATCTGAAGAGCGACTGCCATCGACTCCTCGTCGTGAAATGGGTCCATTGTTCCATCGTCGTACATCCGGTATCCAATCTGAGGATCCGGGAGAACTACGCACGTCTTATAACGAGGCTTGGTCGGCTTCTTGGATTTGGGTGGAGTTTTTACCGCCACAGGGGCGGCCTGTTGAACAACTGGCCATTCGGGGCCATCAGCCCAAGCCGGGGCGATAACAACAGAAATGCCGCCAAGGTCGTGAATCTCGGCTTCACCCTCTTCGTTCTTGGTTATTCCTTGCCATTCGGAAATCCGGACCTTCTCAATCGCCCCGATTTCCTCTGGGTCGATACCGGAGTTCTCCAACAGGTCAGCGATTTTACCCAACCTGGACTTGGCCAACTCCTTTTTGAAGGCCCCGCCCTTACCGCCCACTAGCGAACCTTCGCTCGGCGGTAGTTCGCCACGGCATTAGCGGAAATCGCCCAGCCGCGTTCTGCAAGCACCTCAGAGATCCGCATACTCGGAATATCCTGATCGGCAAGCGCCGCCATCAGCGACTCGGCGTCGTCCTCCTCCATGCCGCCCAGGATGATGTCAATCCTGAAGCGTTGAATCTGACGACGGCCACGCAACTTGACCTCATCGTAAATACTTGTCATGGGGTCCACTCCTGCGGCGCACTAACCGCACCCCCAATATTACCGCACCTGCCTCAGCAGAGGCGGACCCATGATGTCAGGCGCCTACTCACCCAATTCTGAATAGGTCATCAAATCCTGGAACTCACGCAGTTCCTTGAGACCTAGACCATCGACAGCCTCTTCGACAGCCTCTTCGACGGTCTCGGCCTTGGCCTCTTCAACGGTCTCTTCGACGGTCTCGGCCTGGTCGCTATCGGACTTCGCAGGGGCCTTTTCAGCCTTGGGCTTCTTGGCAGGCTTTGCATCGGGGTTGCCTGCTGGCGAACCGGCCTCTGCCATTTCGTCAGGGGAAAGGGTCCCGCCGTGAGAAAGATCCGCAACGACCTCGGGGGCGTCTTCGCCAGCGCCCTCGGCGCGCTCGGGTGAATCCGGATCCGTGTTCGAAAAGCCTGGAGCATCTCCGCCCTTCTCCTCAAGCGCATCCAGGCGCTCAGTGAGGGTGTTCAACGCAGCGGTAGCGTCGGCAATGATCGACTGGAGCGACTGGCCATCGGTGGAAGCGGCCTCATCCTCCGTTGTTTCGGTGATTTCGGCTTCGTTAGCCATTGTGTCCTCCAATACGGACTTGATTTCGGTTATTTCCTTACCCTCCTCAATGAGGAGGTCAATGCTCTCGTGGAATCCCTCTGAAAGGGTCTCCTTGAGTTCTACGACGGCGTCAACGTAATCGTCGGACTTCAGTTCGGGCGGAGTATGTCCGTCGTCCCTGTAGTGCCGGGCGATGTGGTTATAGACGCCCTTACGATCCGATCCCCTCAATTTCGTTCCCTTGCGGGCACCGTTGAGAAGACCGAACGTGTTCTGGAGAGCAGAGAGGGCTGCCGATCCAGGGCGGCCGTCGCTCCCGACGAAGTGATGGACGAACGTGTAGTTCGTCTTCATTGCCGGGTCCTCGCCAGGAATATGGTAAGCGAAGATCTTCGAAAAATAGGCCTTATCGGCGGGAGAACGCATGTTGCGATACGCCGTCTTGTCGTTCCAGCCGTCAGCGCGCACCCCTGTGGAATGGCTCCTGGTTGGGCCCTTTGACTCCCCGATGTCTTCTTCTGACGTGTCGAAACCATTGGTGCCCTTGACTCCAACGGTGGCGGTCCCTGGAGCGGCTCCGAACAACACCGGGCTGTACTCGTACCACTCCAACTGCTTGATATGCCTGATTCCTGTTTCGCCCTTCATCTCCGACATGCCCTCGGGGACGGAATAGCCGATTGACCATTCTTGCTCCGAGCCAAAGAACTTGATGTCCTCATAAGCCTCGCGTCCACGAGTTGTGTTCAGATTGAACTGCATTTTGACGAGTACGCCGCCAGCGTCGGCTGACTTGAGATGAGCGGGGAGACGGTTGTCGCCAGGCATCAACTCTGTCGCTTCGAGCGTCCTCGCCACAGGAACGGTCGTGTCGTGTGACCAGACCCCCTTCGGGACTCTCTTCTGAAGAGTCTCGGCGTAAGCGCCAGGCTCTATAACGTCGTTAACGGTATCGACAATGTTCGTCACTGAAACGACGGCTTCGACGGTGCCCTCGGCATCGTCTATCGCCTTTGCTTCAACGCGAGCCTGTTTGTGTGCCAGATCCACCGGGCCTCCTAAGTGCCACGTCTGGCTTAAGGTTACGACGCCAGACACTCCGAGTGGGCGAGCGTCTAGTTCACCTATACGAGTTGGTCTGCTGTAGCGGCGATAATGCTGGCTGCTTGTCCGCCCCCGCTCATCCGCCCGATCACACCGCCAGCGGACGCCCCAGCCAAATCCTCGGGCGCAATGCTGAATTCAAGCATCCCGGCAGCCGACGGATCGTCCGTGAACACCATCGTGCAGCGACAGTTCGCCGTTTCGGCTAACGAAGCGGTCTGCGCCCCAGGATGCATCATCAGGCTCCCCCCGACCAGGAAATAGTCCATGATCGGTCGGGCCTGCCCGTCAGCGGTCACATGGGTATGCCTGACCTTTTCGTCCTGCGACGAGAGCCACACCTTGTACCTGAATCCAGATTTCAACGCAGCGATCATTTGACCCTCGTTGACAGCGAACGCCACTGTGGTTTTACCAATCATCGGTGCTCGCGTCTTGATCGACTTGTTGAATACCTCTTCAATGTCTGAGGCGATGGCATCGACCGAGTGACCAGATCCCAACCCCTTGACAATGACTGACTCAAGTTTGCGGCGCGTCGTGAGATTCACGTCCTTAAATCTCTCCAGGCCAGCGAGAACGGCCGCAGCGACCAGTTCGTCGTCCAGGTCCAGGTCGTCTTTGCCGACCATCATCGCTATATCGTTCCCTCCGTCGACAACTGTCGCCATAAGGAACGATTTGGCGTCCGCCAGCAACTGCCTGTCCCACACCGGAACATCGAACACATCGTTTACCGTGACCGCAACGCCCTTGTTGATCTTCTCGCGGGTCTTCCGGGACTTCCACTTCTCCAAAATAACACGCCGCTGCCTCTGGAAATAGGCCGTCATTTGGATGGCAATCGATTCAGCCAACCGCGTCAACTGTTGATCCCTGTGGAGGCGAATAACATCCGCCTCCTTTTGATCGATCAGGACACCGCCGCAATAAAACCCCCAGCGGTCATCAACTAAAGGGGCCGACTCCTTACCCTCCTCGACACTGTCGTCCGTCTTAGCGTCGAACTCTCCGGCTGAAGCCGCTTCAGGAACGATCGGCACAGGCTGATCGGGGGGAGGTGTCGTTGCTGAAGTTGGTTGAGCAAACGCCGACTCGGGCTCCGGCGGTGGCCATTCCTGGGACGGCTTAGCGCCCTCCGCCGGGGCTATAGCAACAGGCATCAGGTTCTGCTGAATAAACATGAGATCAGACCCAACAGGATCACGACCAGTCAGCACCCGATACTCGTCAGCGGAAATAACCCCAAACTTGTACTCATCCAAATGGAAGAGGGCCCTTTCCCTCTCGTCTCGGGACAAGATCGCCACATCAGATACATCAAACTTCACTGTAAGTTCTTCAGAACCATCCAAACGGTCCAGGGCTCGCTCAATGAGCATGAGATGAGGCAACATTGTTTCCCGCCAAAACACCTCCAACTCCGTATCGGCGTTACTAAACGTGCGATCCGCAGCATTGCCTATGACAGACTCGGGGACACCAAACGCCATCAGAATCTCTTCCTTAGCAAGCGTCTTCGATTCCGTGTACTGAGCGTCCCGCTGCGCCATTGAAGTATCGATGTACTTAGCCTGCTCGGCTTCCATAATTGTCAACCGGCCAGCGCCACCCATAGCGGACCCGGTGTTGCCCAGGAACCGTCTCCTCAACTCCTCTGCTGTATCGTCATCCATCTCACCGGTCACCATCAGAATCCCGCCAGGACGGCCGTCGTTGACCATGAAATTCCGGTTGTATATACGCGAGTAGTAGTCGATATCTACAGCGAGGCCGCATGACTCCAGAGGCGACTGGCCACGGTAGGGGTCCGTCGGATGAGGGATCCTCATCCACACCACGCTGTCAGGCTTAACCGTTCGAGGCTTCTGGTTCGGCAACTCGACACGGAACCCTGAAACAAAACTCTTCGGGTCGGGAATCGGATATGTGTACTGCGGGGGCAGAAGATACAAGCCAATGACATTATCTAGCCTGTCTTTAACGACTTCAATAAACGCCCCCCGCTTCGACAGCAAAATCTGCGAAGACAACTGAAACCGGAAATTGAACGCATCATGATGAGGGTTCGCTTTGCGATTCAAAATAGGTGTCAGCGAGTGATCGACCGGGTTTCCTTCCTCGTCAAGAATCCCGACAGGGAGCCGAGCGGCGTTAGACGCGATCGCGTACACGCTCTTAAACACCCAGGTAACACGATCGTTGCCCTCCTGGACGGCGCGATCAACATCCCAGTCGTCTTTGTACGGCTTCCCCTTTTGGACCCCGCCGTACTGGGTCATATTGGCGTTGAAGAACGCCGGGCCAGCCTTGCCGTCGTACCCGCCGTTGCGAATCCACCCCTGTTGGTCATGGCCCTGGAATCGAAACCCGTCTAGAAAACCCATATCAGCCCTCGTAGCCCATCAGTACCGCTGTCGCGACGAACATCCCGGCAGCAACGAACAACCCGGTCGTGTCACTAACGGTGAACCCGCCCAACACGCCAGCGCCTATCCCTGACATCAGCGCGACCGCAGCGATCTTTTCTTTCGGGTTCAACGCACCCATGCGCCATGAAGCAACAATCGAAGCGACACTCAATGCCGCCCAAGCAATAACCGCGGTAGTGCCAGACATGGTCCTAGCCTACGCTTCCTAGTCGGCCCGGCGTGGTAGGTGGACCAACACCCCAAAGGCGACTAGATCGATCTCCACGACACATACTC